TTGACGATGCTCGCCACACCGGAACCGTTGCGGGGCATTGGATACCTCAGATTTTGGAGATTTCTTGAAGACGATCGATCACGATCCGAACGAGCCGCAGAAGCAGATGCTTCCCGACTTTGATCGGACATGGGAGGAGCGAGTTCACGGCTCGAAGCGCACCCTATGGGATGCCCTGCCGTGGATAGTTACGGTTACTGCTCTGTATTTTGCCCGCGTGGGCTGGCCGTTTTAGTTGGCGATGGCGTTGGACGTGCCGCCAGTGATGAGCGCCCTGATTAGCTGCTGTTGGATGCGAGACAGGTTTTCGCCACGCTGAACAGCTTGCAGTAGCTGCGCATTGGCGCGCGTCGGGGCAGTTTCCATCAATGCCTGAGCGATAAGGTCGCGAGTCTGGGTATTCCTGCCAGAAAGGGCGTTTGCGCTTCTCGTGAGAGCCTGTAGAGCCGCCGACTTGATATTTCCGCTTGCCAGGGCGCCGATCATCGTCGGATCGAAGCCGCCAACATCAGCGATGTCAGAAAGATTGTCAGCCGTCCGAGAACCGCCAAGAGCAGCGTTTGCCGTCTCGAACATCGTCTGTTCGCGAGCGATACGCTCTCCGAGCTGCGGGCCCTGTCCAGGAGCCGCGAAGGCTGGGAACTCCTGTGCTGTCTTGGTCGTGAGAAGCTGGCGAGCCTTGTTTGTGGTAGGTGACGTGCTGGCAGCTTCAAGCCTTCCGATGATCGGATCCGCATAGCCGGTCCTGAATGCCGCCTGTTGCTCTGCATTCATCGCCTGAAACTCAGGAATGCTGTCACCGGCTCGAACGCGGCTAGACGAAGCCGCAGTGCCCTGATCGATTGCATTGATCGCTTGGCTCTGCTGCCGGAACGTGTCACGAGCGCCAGCATATAGGTCAGATGCCGAGGCGAGAGCGTCATCGAGGGCGTTTCGGATCGGGATCAGCTCGCGCTGGACGGTCGGACGAGCATTTTCAATCATGCTGTCCAGTTCGACCTTTGCACGAAAAGCTGTGTCGAAGTCGTTGACGATGTTCTGGCCGTCAGTAAGGAAGCTGCGGGCCCTGCGAACTGCCCCTTCCACTGTGTCATCTGCAATATTGGTGCGCGAAATGCTTCCTGCCGTGCCGAGGAAGTCATCTGCCGCTTGGATCGCTCCCGTTGGATCAACTGTTCCGGCTGCGCGACGTGCGGCGCCATAGTTGGCATTTGCTGCCGCTGTACGACCCGCTGTCATGGCATCGCGGGCCTGCGCCGCGGTCTGAGGCGCGTTGAAGCCTTCGGATACCGCATTGACGAGGCGATCGGCCTGCCCCGCCTGCCGAGCCTGGAGCGTTTCGGCAATCGTCTGCCTCATATCTCCCGGAGACCGAGCAACGCCCGTCAGCATGCGCTGGCCGGCATTCCCCATGGCATCAGCAACCATGTACTCTGGCTGGCCTGCTGCGGCCGCGCGAGCGAGTTCGTCGCTGATATCCTGAGCCGAGCGGCCGGATCGAGCCACAGCATCGGCAATAGCCGTCTGCGCCCTGCCCTGATTGCCAAGGCCCATGAGACCGCCGATGGAGTTGCTGACGGAACCGACCGCGGCGAGAAGAGGACGGGTGACAGCGCCGAGGCCACCACCGATCGCCGCACCTTTCAGAACGCCGTCATCGTAGCCATATCCAGACACAGCACCGAAGCCCGCGCCGCCCAGGATATCCGTGAGCGTTCGCCCGACGATGCCCTGATTTAGGCGATTGGCAACGTTCGGCAGTGCGCGGCTCGCGAGATTGCCAGCAGCACCCATCAACTTACCGCCACCAATCACGCCGCCGCCGATTGCAGAGGCAATAGACGAACGCGGGTTCTCTCGCTGGTAGCGTTCCCGAGCTGACTTCACCGAGCCAAGGATATCCTCGTATTCCTCTCCGAACGATTTATCAGTGAACGGAGCCCGGATAGCCGCATTCGCCGCAGAAGCGCCCTTACTAGCCAGACCGCCCGTCGCCGCGTCCGTCCAGTTCATGCCGGCGCCATAAGGGATATCGTAGCGCGTCGTCTGCGGGTTCTGCGTCATAGACGACAGTTCGGAGCGGAGATCCTTGGACTGCTGGGACTCCGCCCCTTCTGGCGTGTTGGCTGCCTGAGCGGCGTCTTGACGACGGCGACGGGCTCGCGCCAGAGCAAGGGCTTTCTGCTGTTCTGGCGTCATTGCCACAGCTTCCTTTCTTCTGGCGTCAGAGCTTTCCAGTCTTCAGGGTCAATGCCTTCCGGCACCTTCCCAACGTCCTGCGAAGGATCAGACTGCGCAAGCGGGTTTGGAAGCGCCCGCAGTGCTCGGCGTGCCTCTTGGCGCGACATGTCACCCGTCAAGACCTGATCGGCAATCTCGCCCTGTGCCTGCTTGTACTCAGCAAGGCCACGCATGACGCGAAGGATTTTCGCGTTGCCGCCCGGTTCATTCCAAAGACTCGGAAGCGATCGGGTGAACAGTTCAACATCGCGGTCGGACATCGAGCCGCTACCCGGAGCGCGCTGCGTCGGGACAAGCTTGTTGATGAGCGCCTGAACAGCCTGAAGGTCGCCCATGCCTTCGCCACCAATACCGTACTTGGCCGCAATGCCGGCTATACCAGAGAGGGTGCCGCCTTGACCTTGTAGGAGCGTGTCGAGTTCTTGGATGATCCCGATATCGGCGCGCGCGTTCAGCCCTTCCGTTGCCATCGTGTCGAAGGCTTCAGCTTGCTTCTCGGCTAGCTTCTTGTCGAATGCGCCTTCTGCCTTCTGGTCGATATTGACGGTTGTCCCGCCGCCGCCGATCTGCTGGACTTTGTCGTCCGCGCCGATCTGATACGCCTTGGACGTGTCAAGGCCCATCTGCTGCTCTTCTGCGTCCGTCAGTGTGCGGAATTTGTCAGGCTTGCCGCCATAGACCTGCTCAATATTACCGGTGCGCTTGTCTGCCCTGAAGATTGAACCGTCCTTACCGGTGATCATATCGTAGTCAGGAGGAGGATTGCGCATGGCGTTCAGCTTAAGGAGCTGCTCTTCCATCTGCATTTGGCGGATCGGATCGCTAGCTTCCTGCCTACGCTGCATCTCCTGCATGAGAAGCTGTTGGCCTGCTTCTGCCGTGTACGGATTGCCGAGAAGCGTTGCGATCAGAGCGCGGTTATCCTGTCCCTCAGGCTGAGGTTGCTGCTGTGCTGCACCAAGAGCGCGGGCCTGCGCGATCTGTTCAGGAGACGCCGCCGCGCCACCCATAAGGGCCGGAATAATGCCGCCCTGAGCGCTGGCAAGCTGCTGCGAACCTGCGAGCTCTGCCGGGATGCCCTGCGGCATAGGCTGAGAGTTCGGCGGGACGGGGAGAGCGCCGACATTGCGGGGCGCAGCCATTGCATTGACAGCCTGTGCTGCATTCTGTGGCGCGTTCGCTTCCACAGTAGCAGCTGATGCGCCGGCAGGACGCGCGTTCGGGTCTGGCTGAATGACAGGGGGGCGGTTTTCGACCCTGAGACCCTTGTCGTCATAGTAGGCCATTGGAGCGTCGATCGACGCGCCGCCGAGGCTTGCGACCTCAACCGGCTTACTCTGGGGCCCAAGAGCCGTCATGAACTTCTGGCCGTAGGTGCCAACGTCTGTGCCCAGAACGTCCTTGCGATCGGTCTTGCCAACACCTCCAGGACCGGCAAACCATGCCTGTGCAGCGCCTTCAGGGCCGAACTTGTTCACGTAGCTGCCGAACTTGTGATCAAAGATGGCGTCTTGGATCTGAGGATTCGACATGAACTCGTCAGCAGAAACCTCGCGGCCGAGCGCTTCCCTAGACCAAGGGCCGATATTGGCTTCCATGATCTGATAGCGACCGAGCGCGCGGCCCATCTTCGCATTCGTCGGGCCAACAGCGTTATAGTCGCCGCTTCCCTTGCTTTCGATCGAAGCGATGGCGTCACGATAGGAGGGGTTGCCGCCAGATGACGCGCTAGGAGCAGTATCCGCAGCCTGAGAGGCAAAGGACGGGGCTGAGGCAGACGGCGAGCCGCCATAGACAGCATCGATCAGGGCCTTGTTTGCCGAGGTACGGTTGGATGCGTCCTGCTTTTCCGCTTGTCCTGCCTGATACTGACCCATGAGGTTCATTGCCAAACGGCCGGCAAGCTCAAGCCCCGAACTCGGCGCAGGGCCACCAGAGCCAGCCTCAAGGAGAGCCTGAGCCATCCTGCGGCGGCGCTCGACTTCCTGCGGCGTCTGCCCTGCCTTGTCAGCGAATACGGCCTCAAGAATAGCCATTAAACGCCCCCGATCATGTCATAGTTAACCTGCATGTAGCCACCGTGATCACGGACAGCACCCGGCATGACGCGGGCTACTTCATCAGCCATCACGCCACGCTCACGACGCCCGGAGATGTCATATTCGTAGATCCCAATACCGAGGCGATGCGTGCCGACGCGAGCGACGTTGCTCTTCAGGCGCCGATCCGAGAAGGCCCAGCCACCTAGAGCCGTGCCGAGTCCGAGAAGACCTGACATTTTCGACTGATAGCCCGCCATCTGCTGCTGATAGGCGTTGTTCGTAATGCCGGCCACGTCCGTTCCATTCACCCCAGGCTGAGGCGTATTGACGAACTGGGGCGACGTGACCTGACCGCCGCTCATGAGGGCGGAAATCTCGTTGATCGGCTGGTTGCGTTCTGCAAGCGCTTCCTGAACAGATTGGCCGCGACCCTTGAGCAGCAATTCGTTGTAGGCGTCGTTTTCCTGCTGGCCGACCGAGGTCATGGCGCGGTTGTAGGCTTCCGTGCCGGGACGAATGCCGCGGTTGATCAGGTCCGCTTCCGTCGATGCCTTACGCTGCGCCATGAGAGGATCGAGGCGCTTGCGGCCGAGTTCCATCAGGCGGCTTTCGGTTGCCTCATTGCTGAGGTTGATAGGCTGCCCCAGAACGCCGCTAAGACGGTCTGTCTGGCCTATCGCAAGGTCATTCAGCTTGCCGCCGAGGAGCGTGCTCTGGTTATAGAGCTTCTGCTGCTCAGGAGAGAGCGTCTGCGTAGCCTGATAGCGCGGCGTTCCGTCTTCCCATTTGCCAATCTGGGTATAAGTCAGGTTGCCTTGAGGAGTGACCTGATTGGTGGCGTTTAATCCAAATTGGGCTATCGCGGTTTCTTTATTAGACTGAGCTTGAGCGGCGGCTGTCTTGGAGGGATCCGGAGGCTTGGGCGCTGACATCTTAGTTGTTCACTCCTGCTTGGGCGTCGGTTCCAACCATGACCATGTCTCGCCTCGATGAATTCTGCCGACGTGTTGATGCGATACGCCGAATTTCTGCGCTATCTCTTGCTGGGATGCTGAGCCTTTTAGATCGAAAATTTCCCTGACCGTTTGCTCAGTCAGTTTGGATAGACCGCTTTGCTCACCGCGATTGTGCGTTCCGTGCACGATTTTGTCGGATTCATTCTCTTTTCGTGTTTTCCACGAAAGGTGCCGTTTGGTGATGCACCCCAAATGCCCATTGCCGCACGAGTGGGCTGCCTCGTGCTTAGGCGTTGGCGGCGCTCCATGAGATATTTCGCAGACGTAACGACTAGCGACTTGATTTTTGCCGTCTATTCTAACGATGCCTCGCCCTTTGGTTGTGGCAAAAGGCCACTTCAGACATTCATCTCCTTCATACGTCATGACAACATCATGGATGAAGCGCATAGGGGCGCCTCTAGGCGATACCTGAGGGCCACCGCCAAGTGGATCTCCATGAGTTTTCATGCGGAGATAATGGGCGTTGCAATAACCGCTCGCCAAATATGGCTTGCCGCATCCGTCAACCGAGCATAAACGTTGATTAGCCATCTTAACACCTCTCATGTGTTGGCTTGGTTAGGGCCTCGCGGTGGTGCAAACACCGTTTGGGGCCCGATTACTTTACATAATTTTCCTTCCAATATCCATGCTGGAGAGCTTCATCACGGAGCATGGAAAAGACTATCCCATCCTCGCTCCCATAGAATCGGCGCGCGACCCCCTCAAAACGAAACTTTAGACGCGGGGCCAGCTTGCAGACCCGCTTGTTTGACCGTCTCGTGGTGACAGAAATGCGTTGGCAGCCAAGCTCACCGAACGCCATGTCTCCGATCGCCTGCCAGGCAGAGCGCGAGATGCACCCTTTGCCGGCCAAGGTCATTTCGACGCCGTGACCGGTGTAATTCGTGAGCAAAACACCCCCGACGATGCGACCCTCCCGGCTTAGGATGCCAAGAGCGCGCAAGACATCGATGTACTGATCTCCGGTCTGCCCCGAGACAAAGGCGCTCACGATTTCGGGCTCATCGCGCAAAAGCATCATAGATATTCGCCGCTCTCGACGGTCAGATTGAACCCATTCACCTGAAGCGTAATCGGATTGGTTGATTCCGGCTCGAAAACGGCCTCATCGAACAGCGCCACGTCCCAGAGGCTTGCGCTTTGCTCGCCCTGAATGTCGACACGAAGATTGATCGCCGCGTTCTGTCCAAGGCCGCTGACCGAAAGCCAATCAATGAGCGTATTCTGCTCCTGCCCCCAAGGATCGAGGTTCCAGACCATCTGGTTCCAGAGGCTGGAAGAAACCGGAACCGTAGTGGTCAGGCTGAGAGGCGCGCCCGTCCTGAAATCGGTATCCAGACCGATAGACGGAATAACCGCGCCATCGGTGGAAATCAGGGGCTGGATCATCGTCCAGCGCTTTTTGACGCCTCGCTGTCCATAATACTGGAATGAGGTCTTCATCAGCGCAGTGAAGTTCGACAGATAGTCAGAGCCGGACGCGTCTGCCTCATAGACAACGCCGTCGTTGCCGCCGAAAAACAGACGGTCTTCAAACACCGCGAAGGTATTGGCGTTCTGGTTCGTGAACCGGCACCATGCTCCCGTCAGGGTATTCATCACAAACTGTTGCTGTGTCGTGTTCTCTACGATCGGCACGTTGAGAATTGCCATCGTCCCCTTGGGGTAGCTCACCAGCTCCCAGCCGAAAGAATCCTGCGCTTGCCTTGCTGCGTCGTTCATGGCGCGCTGAATGCGGCCGGTGATCGCCACCCGTTCAATGGCGCCACGGTCGAAGGAAATGGCATTGGAAAGCGGGTAAACCCCGTCAACCGTCACAACAGCGAGGTCTGAGCCTACTTTCCTGAAGCAGCGACGACCGAGAGGGGCGCCGAGGTTGAACACCCCAATCAGAGACCAAGTAGCCGCCGTATCCGGGTCTGTGCCGGCATAGACGATGATCTGGCCGCGAGAGGTGACGAACACCGCGTAATCATCCGGCCCGTCGCCTGCATCGCGCGACCATGTTCCCATCGCGACAAGATAGCCGCCATGCGACATCAAGCCACCAAGTTCGAACTCCGTTGCTGCGCCGCCGATCGAGTCGGGGGCGAGATACGCAGCCTTGGTACTGTCGCTGAGGACGAACCAGAGGCGGTTTTTGTGCACGTTGACGTTGACGATATCGCCAGGGGAGATGCCCGTAATA